AATAAAAACTTTTAAGGTTGCGAGAAAAAGATTAGATAATCCTTCTCCGTGTTGCGTAAATGGAAAAATTGAAGAACCAACAGATTATTTAGCAGTCATAGCCACACAAAAGAAGCCAAAGAAGCGTATGCCTAAAATGGAGCAGATGTTTTGTTGCAAAAAAAGCAATAAGTAAAAATGTATAAAGATAAAATATCTCATTATAATAATATAACGATGGATTTAAGCGAACTTTCGAAAGAAGAACTCGTTGAATATATTTCTAAAAGAAATGATAAACAAAAAGAATACATGAAGACTTATCAATCTACACAGAAGGGGAGAGAAAATACCCAACGTGCTTCAAAAAAATATTATGATGCTAATAGAGAGAAAATATTAGAAAAAAAAAGAGCATATTATTTGAAGAAAAAAGCAGAAAAAGCAGCAAAAAAATAATATAATTTAATAATTATCAATTTATATTATTTATTCAATCTGTGTTACCAATCCTTGTGAAATATTAACTACCTTCTGTACACCAATAAAGAACCTCATTCTACGCTGTGTATCTTGATCGTCGGGGGCTAATCCAACTCCACTCTTACTACGTGTAGTGTAAATCATAGGTATATTACTCATACGCATACCTTGACCGAAGGAGTTTTCTAATTTAATACCCAACCAGTGCTGACTTCCACATTCATTTTCGTTAGGATAAGTATTAACCAATCTATCGGAAAGACCACGTGAAGAACCTACAACAGCACCAGTATTATCAACTTGATTAAACCAACTATAACGATAATCGCACAATTGAAGGGGGACACCTTCAACCATATCTGCCTCGTGTTTTTGAAGAGATCCATTTGAAAGTGCTTGTGAATACCAATTAGAACTATCAATATTTAACTGGATTTCCTCTCCCAATCTAAATGCTAAACTATTATATCTTCCCAAATTATTAATACTTTCATTAGCACCATCAACTAATTCTTTCTGTACTATAATATGTTTAACCTTTTTACCGCCCATAGCCAACTGATAATTTTGATTAAAAGCAGTATCAGCAGCACCAGTAATAAGCATATTTTCTTGAACTATCTGTTCTGTGTAGGGGACATCATATCCTCCACGCTGCATGATTTCTTCGGCTAATTCTTGCATAAGATCGGGGAAAAAGAGATAATCACACATAAGAAATACACTATTCTCAACTATGGTACTCTTACAATTATTAGCATTAAGTGCTGCTCCTGCTGAATCTGTCTGTGGAGGATAAAATCTATGTCCGAAAGTATCATCAGCCCATTCTAAAACTAAACTGACTTCCTCACGTATAGCAAAAAGAGGCAACTGAACTCCTCCAGCCAACATAGGACATAACTGACCTAAACTGATTGTGAAAGATGGAGTTGTTGAAGCATTTGCTGTAATACGGCGACCTGCTGGATCTGCTGTATCAGTCTTAAAGGCGTTTTGAATACCAAATCCAGCACCCGATAGTTGCTGATTAGCGAACTCATCACTTTCACGTCCTAGTGTGCCGTATGGCTGATTAAAACCACGTGATTTAATACTTACTGATGATGGTGCATCAATATTACGTGAGGCTGAACCAACAAAAACATCATTTCCTCCCTGCTTTACGTGTACTACTCCCTTTTTGTATTCATTAGACATGTGAAGTTTTTTCCACGTATTATAGTGTCCTACTTGTGCTAAATCTGTTACACGTCTGCCTCCAATTTCTAAATATGCTCTTCGCACCATAGCACAACTTCCCGTTGATGTAGGTAGAACAGAATTAGTATCAACCGCAGGAGAGGCTGAATTAACTACAATCTGTGCTATATTAAGTTGTGTGTTTGAATCCAAAATACCCTTTTTATCGAATACAAACTTACAACCCTGCTGTGAAAAATTAACTGGAAAAAGAATATCAGTATTTACGTCTTGATTTACGGGACGCTCCATAGGTGCTGTTCTTAAAAGTGGTGGTAATGCTCTTCCGCTACTCATTTTATAATATATAATATTAAAATATTTTAATTCAACATTAATTTTAATATTATATTTTTCTCTCTATTTTTCTAAATTAATTCATTACAGAAACTGCCCCGTTCTGTATCATGATGCTATTTTTGTGTTTTACAAATAGATAAAGTGAATGAGGAGCAACATTAGCACCTGCGGGTGCGACCATCTTAATTCGCATACCTAATGGTGTCCCCTTAAAGTTAATACCATTCTCTGAAATGTGATCGTAATTTACACCAATATTATACTGCTGGATTTTATCTTCTTCACAAATAGAATATCTATTTCTATCATATCTTGCCTTACCACCAGCACCGACAAATGTATTACCTGCTCCAACATCATTTGAAAGTTCAGTTTTGAGAGATTTTACAGCATTTGCTAATCTCCATTCTGCCCTAACAGCATTAAGTTCAATTTTATTTTTCTGTGAATCTGCTACACCTTCACTTTGTGGAGTTTCACTTTTAACTTCAAAATCTAATGGAATGCGTAGACCGCCCTTTGTGAAAATAACATCTTCAACTTGAATATTTCGCTGTAATATACCTGCTTTTGCTTGAAGTGGCTGAAATGTTCGCTGACTATCATAATCATAACTATTTACAAAAGATGAAGGGATTAGATTAGAAACAACGGCTAATGTTCTGCCAGTATTAATATTAAGACTTAAATTATGATCGTTTCCATTAATAACGTTGTAGAATGAAGTATAAGTATTGTAAGTAAGAACTCCATTTTTATTATTTGCTAATGACTGCTGGAATGCTTCATCACCCGTTTCACATTCAAAAGAACATGTAAGATCAGACATTTCATAATAAGCACCACCATCAGTTTTACCAGCAGTAGAATTAGACTGCCTAAATCTATTGTTATTAATAACAAAATTAGATGGAGCGAGAGTAATAACTATGCGTAGTCCTTGAACCAAAGAAAGATCAATAGGCACACCTTGAAGTAAGCCGTCTAAAAGTGGAATTGCGAACTCAAAAGGACGATCGCATTTCTTCGCTTGTGAAACATCTTTCCCTAAACTTCCATAAATAGTATCAACACCACCATTAAGATAAGCATTCTGTGATTCGTTGAGAGCCATAAGTGAAGCACACAATCTATTATAAGATTTAATAGTAGAATAAGTGCCTCCAGTCCCTAATGACTGAATAGAAAGAGTTTCAATTACTGAACTAACACCAGTACGTCCATCTATGTACACATCATTTACGGGAGCGAGTGCTGGATTAGGCTGATTACCGAAAAACTGATTAAAGTTCTGTGGTGCTGTACCATCTCCTAGTTTTACTTCAAACTTTCCACTAACACGGAGAGATTTTCCATTAAGTATTTTAGGTGCTGATGGTATTTCAAAAACAATTTGTGTAAGACCCGTTCTATCTCCAAAAAGACCCGATGAAGAAGTATTAACGGGATTAATTTGAACTACTTGCCTTCGTGTATTCATTTATATATACATGAATTATATTTTTTTAAAGTCAAAAATATAATTTTTTTCTAAAATTAGTAGATGACGGAAGCACCATCTCTATTAACTACCAATCTTCGAACAGAAGCGATCTGATTAATCCAAAGTTTATTTTTCTGTGGAGGAGTTGAGGTAGAATATTCTACACGTAGTCCTAAATTACCATCTGCTTTAAGATTATATACAGATCCATAAAGTGCTAATGCTCTTCCAATAATTAGATTATCGGATTGACGTTCTAAATTACGGACTAAACAACGTGCGGAAGATAGGGCTTTTTCACTCTCCCATAGAGCAACTTGCTCTGTTCTTGCGGGAGTAGCATTAACACCCGCCATTTGAACTTTACGGGTAGGCTGTAATTTATTATTAACCAAAAATGAATAATTATCAATATTATCAGTTATAGTTGCTAAATTATCATTATAAAGTTTCTCACCTAAACCACTTTCAGTACAAAGAGTTAGACAACTTGTAGCCATATGATTAATTGTAGGCATATGAAGTTGAACCACCTGCTCTGATGCTGATGTATTATTTCTATAACAACTATACGTTAGAAAATCATGAACCGCTCCTTCTTCGGTTTGTGTTTGTTTTGCCAGTTTATTAACATAATCAGCAGGAGGGGCAGCAGTCTTAACTACCAATTTAACATCAGTCAACACAACACGTGGTACAGAAGTAAAAACACCATCTTTACTAACAAAACACGTATTATTTTTAGCATCTTGTGCCGCACCTGCAGCATCACGTCCAGCACCTCCAACAAACTCATTACCCAAAGCACCTGCGGCTGCGGTTACATGAACTCTAACTCTAACACCACCACCAGCATTTTCACCAGCATTACACTCAATACGTGTAATAGTCCCAATATCTTTAAGAACGGGAGGATTAGCATTAGTAAATCCACGTATGATTTTACCAACTTGAAGGTTCATAGCACCCGTTGCTTGATTTCTAACGGGACGAATACCAGCATCAACTGCGGCTTGTGTAGGCACAAACTGACCTGCGGAAATAATATCTTGATTAAATCCTGCGTTTTTCTCACAATAAAGATCAATATGTGTTACCGCACCAGCACCACCAGCAGCAGCAACAATACCAAAACGGCAACTATCTACAACATCAGTCGCAATATCTCCATTAGTTTCACAAATACCATCTCCCGACCAAAGATTAAGTGCCTTTTCAGCAGCATTAGTATCTAACTCCATTCTTAAACCTTTTGTGAGAAGTCCAGCAGGAAATAGTTTTTTTGAAAGATTACCTAAAACACCACTATAAAGAGGGACAGCAACTTCACATGTATTAGGACTTTCCATAGGGTTAGTAGTATAATCATAAGATGCTTCTGCTCCCGTAGTATAACTATTGAAAAGCATAGCCTTATCAGCATTACGTGCGGGGTGATTAGAATAAAGTTCTCCGTCAAAATGACGTGAAGAATATTCTAAAAGTTCAGTAAGACCTCTTTTATTTCTAATAGTTCTATTCTCACTATAATAGTGTAGTTTTTCTGCCAGTTCTGCGTAATTCTGTATAGTTTCTAATTGAAGATTACTATTCATATCATAAATACGGAGTTGATCTATAATACTATGAATACCGCACTTTTTACTAAATGTACACAGAGCAGGGGCATCATCAACCCTAACCTTAAATGTAAGGTACGTTTGTCTAGGATCTATGAAAGATTGAAATGGGGGTATTTCGAATCTTATAGTTTCTCCGTCTTTATATTCTAACTGGTGGTCGGAAGGACTAAAAGTAGATTTAGACGGGATAGTCTTGTTATACTGCGATGCAACAAAATCCATTATAATATTACTAAACAAATTAATTTTTCTAAAACATTCAAAAAAATTAATTATTTTAATCTTTAAACTTTTTCACTCTGCCAGTTTTCTTTTTCTCTCTCATGGCTTTTTCTTTTTCTTTTTTAGATAATTCACTCATAGTAGCAGGTGTTTTTTTACTCACTCTTTTTGTAGGGCGGTATATATCTCCTTTCTTTTTATAACCTTTTCCTCCACGTTGATTTTTCCAATCTTCTTTAAACCATCTACTTAATCCTTCTTTTGTTTTTTTCCCTAAATACGCTTTTTTATTTTTACCATATTTTTTAGCAAATGCTTCTTTATATTCTTTAACAATTAATCCACTTCTATATGCTGAATGTTTAGGTATTCTTTTATATACTCTTTTTTTGATCCTATCATATAATGCTTTATCAGCGGGTTTAGACATTATATTATAGAGAGAAATTATTATAACCAACCAGCAGCGATTAAATCTTTTCTACGTTTTTCTTTTAGTTTTACATCTTGTGTGAGTTTCCATCTGCGTATATGATATTCACGTACACTTTCAGTTTTCTTTTTCAAAACAATAGGCATTATATAATTATTAGAGAGAAAATTAATTTAATTATTTTTTCATTTTACGCCACATAGCACCAATTTCTTTCATAGATTTACCTGCCTTTCTGTGCTTACTTACAAACTGCCTATAAGGCATACGTGTTTTCTTTACATCTTTTCCTTTTTCATGAAAATCTTTATCACCTTTTTTTGTTGTAAAATCTTTATCACCTTTACGTGTTTTACTTTTTGTACCTTTTTTACGTCCTTTCATCGCTTTTGCTTCATCTGCTTTATCTTTCTTTGTTTGCTTTTTCATAGGAGGGCGACCCCGTTTTTTTCCATAAGTTCCCATTCCACTAGGCATTATATATTGTCTAAATATATTTATTTTTTATTCAATAGTTTATTTCCACTTAAATATGGTTTCTCTCCCCTATATCTCATATATGCTTTACCAGCATTAATTGCTGATTGTTTTGTATTAAATGTTTTTTTAACATAACTCTTTTGCTTTATTCTCCACAATTTATATTTCTCTCCAACTTTTTTTATTTGAAAAGGCATTTCAATTTAATTTATGGAGAGAAAAATAAAATATTATGTTTCATTATAATATATGTCGGTTCAATTAATTCACGGAGATTGTATCCAAAAAATGAAAGATTTAAGCGATAATAGTGTAGATATTGTTATTACAGATTTACCATATGGTATGTTTCATAAAAAGAAAAGAGAAAATACAAACTGGGATCATGCTATTAATTTAAATGAAATGTGGAGAGAATTATGGCGTGTAGGAAAAAAGAATTGTCCTATTTTTATGTTTGCTGATATGAGATTTGCTGCAACATTAATTAATTCACAACCAAAATGGTTCAAATATGATATAGCATGGATTAAAAATCAATCCACAAATCCTATGAATATGAAATATATGTTCGGAAAGGCAACAGAATATATTTTAGTGTTTTATAAAAAACGCCCTACATATAATGTATTTAAATATCATAAAGTAAAAAAAGAATTACCAAATGAAGTAAATGGTGGTATTTTAGGACGGAGTGGTGTAAATAATTATACAAAAAGATATTATGAACCAAAACTACCATTAAATGTAATTAAATGTGGAAATGTACACCATAAAAATAAATTGAAATGTGGTATTACTGAAAAGCCAGTACAAATAATGGAGCATATATTAAAATATTATTCGAATGAGGGAGATACTTGTTTAGATATATGTGCGGGTAGTGGTTCAACGGGTGAAGCATGTTTAAATATGAACCGCAATTTTATAGGTATAGAATTAAATGATAAACATTTTGAGATCTGTGAGAAAAGATTGAAAAAATAATCTCGGAGAGAATTATATGATGACTGAAATTATTTCAAAATTGCCAGTAGAATTAAAATTAAAAATATTATCATACAAACAATCACCACCACATTTTATGGCTATGAAAAGTGGATTATTTCCAATCCGTGATAGTATGTTAAATATTATTGAAAAACCTACAATTTCTCTCCACGAAGAAGAAGAAGAAGAAGATTTAGATTCCGAATGGTTATTATTTCAATTAGAAATGGAAGATGAAGACGCTACACTATTAAATCTTCCGTATTCTCATTTTGAGGAGGGGCTGCCGATTCCGTAGGATTAATTACTAAATTAATTTGTTCTTCTAATTCTTCATCTTTGTAAATACCTATTTCTTCTAATCCATTTACAATAGGGGGACGTTCAATAGTTGATTTTTTATATTTTCCTCTGAATGTAGTGATTGATTTTTTATCAACTAATGGTGATAATTCATTTAATCTTTCATAATTATCATTTACTAATTTTAATAAATCTTTCGGGCGTATTCTGCTTTCACGTGGTAAGCCTAATTCTACCTTAATAAATCTATATAGTTTAGCATATTCCAAATAACTATTTCTGTGATTTTCTGCCCTTCTGCTAAATGAAAAATATGCTTGAATAGTTCCCAGTGTACTTGTTATTAATGATAATCCACCAACTATTTTTAAAGCATCATCTTCATAAGTTTCACCAAATAGATTTTTTGCTGATAATGTTAATGAACCGCAGATCGTAGAGAGAATAATTACGGGTAAATCAATACATAGTGCCTTATGTGAATATTTTGCTTCACATGATTTATGCAACATAGATAAACATAATGAATGTTCGCCAACTTCTTTCAAATATGCCTCCAAATTATTAGTCCATTTTATATTATTATTTTGCTCCATATAATAATATAAATTATGATTTTATTTTTTTGAACCACCAACCATTATGATTGTATTTTTGTTTTTTATATTTCTCTCCAACTTTCAAATAAATATTCTGTCTATTCTTTTTTTCAACGTCATTTGATTTATGGCATGTTTCACAACAATAATTTATAAAAAATGAATTATTTATTTTTCTAACTTTTGATTTACAATTATTACAGCGTATCTCTCCACGTTGTAGCATTTCTTCTATTTTTTCTTGTTTCATTTGTTGAGCCTCTCTAAACTTTTCATATAATAATTCTTCCATTTGAATTAATGATTTTATATATTCTCCGTTAGTCATTACAATATTTTCCATATATATATTATCGCATAGAAAATATTTTTAGAATGAACCCCCATAACCAGTTTGAGTATCAATAGTATCTAAATTAGGAGTTAATAGTAAGCCACGCTGTGCTATTGATGGAGGCATTTTAGGTACTTTCAATTGTGGTGCGGGTGGTTTCATTCCTAATATATCTTGTTCGAACCAATCAACTACACTTTTTCCCGCTTCATATAATGCTCCTCCCTCAAATACTGCC